CTGTCTACGATGCCAAACGTGAGGTTAGAAGCGTTCAGGTTGCTGAGGGTGTTTCCTAGAATCAAGGCGCTGTCTACGATGCCAAACGTGAGGTTAGAAGCGTTCAGGTTGCTGAGGGTGTTTCCTAGAATCAAGGCGCTGTCTACGATGCCAAACGTGAGGTTAGAAGCGTTCAGATTGCTGAGGGTGTTTCCTAGAATCAAGGCGCTATCCACGATGCCAAATGTGAGGTTAGAAGCGTTCAGGTTGCTGAGGGCGTTGCCAGAGACGAACCCGGAGATGTTTGATACCTGGATGTTACTGAGGGTGTTTCCTAGGATCAAGGCGCTGTCCACGAACCCGAAAGAGAGGTTAGAAGCGCTCAGGTTACTGAGGACGTTTCCTGTGACGAGTCCTGATACGTTTGAAAACTGGATGTTGCTGAGGGTGTTTCCTAGAATCAAGTCGCTATTCACGATACCGAACGAGAGGTTAGAAGCGTTCAGGTTACTGAGGACGTTTCCTGTCACGAGCCCTGATACATTTGAAAACTGGATATTACTAAGGGTGTTTCCTAGAATCAAAGCGCTGTTCACAACGCCAAACGATAGGTTAGAAGCGTTCAGGTTACTGAGGGTGTTCCCAGTTACAATACCTGATATGTTGGAAAGCAGCCCGCCGTCTCCAAAATATCTTAGGGCATAAACGTTCGCCACGTTAGCATTCCAGAGATTAGAGATCCCCTGAACGTTGAGGGTGCCTGTCAAGTAAGCATTGGTGGTTGAAAGAGCGTTAGAGACGTAGAGGTTACCCGTGATGCTTGCGGTCGCATTTGAAAGGGTCAGTGTGTTGGCGAACAGGTTGGTTGTTGTTACCGCGTTGGAAACGACGAGATTTGCAAAGGTTGAAGGGATGCTTGCTGTGACGTTCGACAATAGACCGCCGTCCCCAAAGTATCGCAGGGCGTAAACGTTCGTAACGTTAGAAACCCCCTGGACGTTTAGATCACCTGTCAGATAGACGTTGGTTGTGGTCAGAGCGTTAGAGACGAAGAGGTTGCCCGTGACGTAGAGCGACGTGGCACCCGTAGATCCTTGAATTGTTTGTGTAAGTATATTTGCCGTTGAAAAAACGTTTAAGGTTGTTGACGATAAGAACGGAATTACGAGTGTATCATAATTGAAAATAGTATTTGAAGCATTTGACGTTATACCCGCGGTGAAAAGATTCGTGGTCGTAATGGCATTAGAAACCACAAGGTTAGCAAATGGCTGTGTGATGGCATTGCTTGAAATGTTCGTCAAGAGGCCACCGTCTCCAAAGTACATTAGCGCGTAAACGTTAACCAGGTTAGACACCCCTTGAACGTTGATGTTTCCAGTTACAGAAATATTTGAAGTGGTCAAAGAATTGCTCACGGCTAAATTTGTCAACAGACCCACGGAGGTGATGTTGGGTTGAGCCGCTTGCGAAACCACCAGAGCCACGTCAGCATTTGCGACGTTCCCGGTCACGTTAGACCCTGAGATATTTGAAAGCGTGTTTCCTAGAATCAAAGTGCTGTTCACGATACCAAACGATAGGTTAGAAGCGTTCAGGTTACTGAGGACGTTTCCCGTCACGAGCCCTGATACGTTTGAAAACTGGATATTACTGAGGGTGTTTCCCAGAATCAAAGCGCTGTTCACGATGCCGAACGCGAGGTTAGAAGCGTTCAGATTACTGAGGACGTTTCCCGTCACGAGCCCTGATACGTTTGAAAACTGGATGTTACTGAGGGTGTTTCCCAGAATCAAAGCGCTGTCCACGATGCCGAATGATAGGTTAGAAGCGTTCAGGTTACTGAGGACGTTTCCCGTCACGAGCCCTGATACGTTTGAAAACTGGATATTACTGAGGGTGTTTCCTAGAATCAAGGCACTGTCCACGATGCCGAATGATAGGTTAGAAGCGTTCAGGTTACTGAGGGTGTTTCCCGAAACTAACCCTGTGATGTTGGAGACCTGAATGTTACTGAGGGTGTTTCCCAGAATCAAAGCGCTGTTCACAACTCCGAATGATAGGTTAGAAGCGTTCAGGTTACTGAGGACGTTTCCCGTCACGAGCCCTGATACGTTTGAAAACTGGATATTACTGAGGGTGTTTCCTAGAATCAAAGCGCTGTTCACGATGCCGAATGATAGGTTAGAAGCGTTCAGGTTACTGAGGACGTTTCCCGTCACGAGCCCTGATACGTTTGAAAACTGGATATTACTAAGGGTGTTTCCTAGAATCAAGGCACTGTCCACGATGCCGAATGATAGGTTAGAAGCGTTCAGGTTACTGAGGACGTTTCCCGTCACGAGCCCTGATACGTTTGAAAACTGGATATTACTGAGGGTGTTTCCCAGAATCAAAGCGCTGTTCACGATGCCGAACGCGAGGTTAGAAGCGTTTATGTTCGCAAGTCCCGAAGCGTTAGATCCTATCAAGAGCCCATCAATCGTCAGACCTGTCAAAGTACCTACGGACGTGATGTTGGGTTGGGCCGCTTGTGAAACCACGAGCGCCACATCTGCGTTTGCAACGTTACCCACAAGGTTTGAAGAATTTAGGGAGGAAATTGAAGACCCGTTTCCAGCTATGTTTGTAAAAGTCGCAGTCCCTAGAACATATAGGTTGGAACCATCAGGGGGGTTGCTCAGGGACCCTATAGACACTCCGTTTTGGTAAGCTACATTACCATTTATAGTTGACCACTGGGAAGAGGTGATGGCGACGTTCGCAGCAGCAGAGACGCGCCCGTATTGGTCCACCGTCACCTGTGACACGTTGGCACTAGACCCCCATGTTCCTTGGGCGGTATTGAAAATTGGCAAATTTTGATCTAAAATTGCATTCTGGAAAAATACGTTAGTTGTCGTGACTGAATTACTTACGTAAAGGTTCCCGAGGTTTGCACTGTCCGCTGTAATTGAACCAGCTTGTAAAACTGATACGTTCGCAGTACCTGATATGTTTACAGAATCATAAATGAGATTTCCATAAATATGACCAGCTACATACAGGTTTCCGTAAAAGGTGCCGTCTTGACTGATGACGTTGCCTGCGATGACGTTTCCATTTGTGGAAAGAACGTTTGATGCGATGATCACGTTGGCTGGGGGGCAGGAACCGCCGCCCCCAGTTGACGTGAAGGACACGGGTCCCCCGTTTGCGATCGAGTCGCACATCTAATAGATATCAAGCAATTATTTACGGGGACGGGCAATGGCAACAATCAAAAGACCTGCAATTGCAAATGCAAATACAAGGTACATCTTCATTTTGTCACCAGAATCCCATGGTACCGGGTCTGGGAGGCTCGGCGGTCGTACAGGTTCGTCGGGTACATGGATTGTCTGGAAACGTAAAATAAACATGTTCCTACCTAAATCTCTCGCTGGGCTGAACCCCTTGTCAACAAACACGTCACCGTTATTTGACTGGCGCCAAGTGATGGTCAGCCGGTCTAGCTTGTCAATTCTGGACTCAAATTCAGTGCTTATACGATAATTTGCATTGTAAAATTCGTTATTGTAAATATAGGCGGTGTTTGTATAGGTTGAGGCGTTTGAAGCGAGTGACGTGGCCGCCTTGACGGGGATCACAGCAAATGACCCGTAAAAGGCGTTGGAGTTTGGGACCGCCAAGTTGTGAATAGCAGACGTGTTTCCCACGTTCGTGGCGTATGTGTCTGAGAGAGTGAGCGCTGAAGCCACGAGGTTTTTCGGGGTCCTGAGTTCTTGGATATCCAAAGTCAGATACTGCGACGTGTACACGTCTGGCAACATAGCCGTGAGCACCTCAACCTTTGAGATATTGAGGATGGGTGACGTCAGGTGCAGAGTATATGAATTTGAATTTGGAAATATAGATTGATTCCTATTATTAGAATCAACATAGACGAGAATGTCGCCCATCTATTAGAGTTTAGGAGTTTTATTCTTACATTAGAGGCACACCTGCACGCCCAGGATAGAGACACACGTTGGGCTTTGAGCATGTGATGCGTAAGGTCAAGTATGACGGACCGATAAACTCATTCTGACCGCCACCCGCTGTGTAAAAATTCACAGTGAATTTCTCAATCAGACGAATCGGTTCAATGTAAGGAATTTCTACAGGGAAATACGCGTTGGTTGAGAATAGAGTCCTGTGGTTTGGTGTGGCGTTATCATCAAGTGAGATGAATACGATTGAGCTTGCGAGCTGGCCGACGTTAGAGGTGGTAATTAATGGAGTCGCACCTTCTTTTGATCCGTTAATTGAATACTGGAGGTATGTCTTGTCATTGAACTTTGATTTGAGTTCTTCAATATTGACGTAATATCCTGAGGAGGTCACTGGAGCAACGGCATTGGCGTGAAAACTCGCTGCAAGGAGCTCCGCCTTGATTACGTTTCGTAGAGGGGTGTTCATGTAACCGACGAAGCTCGTATTTGAGCTGGCACCGATTGAATCAACACGGATCGTGTACACCTCTGTGTCGCACATATTACTTTAAGACTCTATTTTTTTAGACGTGCTCCTACTTCTCAAGCAGAGAACCGCCAACGCCGGAAGCGATGGCGTAGTCGCGCTGCTGATCACGGACATACTCGGCGCCACCGCACAGGCCTCCTGGGGTCAGGCCGCTGCTGTAGTAATCAGCCGTCTCCGAGGGACCCGCCACACAGGACAGGGAGGGCTTGATCGCAAAGATGCTTGCTGGGTCGGAGGCGGCGTTGGGGCCTGCGACGGTCATCAGGGGAGAGGGCTCGAACGTGCTGGTGGAGCCACGGCCCTGGACCAACATGATCAGGATTGCCAGGAGCAGACCAACGATCACAGCTTGAACTAACATTTTTCCAACCTTGAATGCCATTTGATTTTTACGGATATTTTTTTTGCGTTAAAGCCAAGAATCACTTTTCTTTAAAGATCGTAGATATGGAGTTCTCGTTTGATATGAACGACGGTCAAGTGATGAAGATGGATGACAACGAGTCAAAGATTCTTGATGAGATTTCAATCGTCGCCCCTGATAGTCGGCGTGTTCCTGTGAGACCCAAACCTTCCCGGCCGAGTCCGTTTGCCAAGCGTGCCCCTGGTCCCATGGCGCCACCACCCTCACCTGATGAGGGTCTGGATATGTTCATGAATCCCAGCAAGCGTACAGCTCCTCCTGTGGCTCCTCCAGAAGAGTTTGACGGCGGTGAGGAGGATGACGAGTATGAAGGTGAGGAGGGTCAGCAGCAGGAGGGTGGCTTCCAGGGCTCTGGGGGTCAGACGCCTTCTGAGGGCTACAAGTCCATTGAGGATGAGAAGGCTGATTTACTGAACAAAATTACCCGCCTGAACAAGAAGGGTATTCAGTCCAGTCAACGTATGACCATTTACTCGGATATTGAGGAGATTCGTACCGAGTACAAGCGTATGACCTATGGTATTGAGGTTGATCGCTCTATCAAGTTCCAGCGCCGTATGATGGTTGCTTGCATCACCGGCCTAGAGTTTTTGAACGACAAGTTTGATCCTTTTGACCTGGAGCTCAATGGCTGGTCCCAGAACGTGATGGAGAACGTAGATGATTATGACGGTGTGTTTGAGGAGCTCTATAACAAGTATAAGACGAAGGTCCAGGTGGCACCAGAGGTGAAGCTGATTATGATGGTTGGCGGCTCTGCTATGATGTTCCACTTGACCAACAGCATGTTCAAGGCGGCAGTGCCCAACGTGACTCAGGTGATGCAGCAGAACCCCGGGCTGATGCAGAACATGATGGACGCCGTGCAGCGTACGCAGCCGGCTCCCCAGCAGCCTGGAGGCCCGCGTGAAATGCGTGGGCCCGGTATGGACTTTGGGTCGCTCATGAATATGATGGGCCCGCCCCCAGCACAGATGACGCGCCCTGGACGCCAAGCCGACGCCGAGTCGGTGTCTGACATCGTGTCCATGGACGAGGGCGACCCCGACACTCGCCAGGTTACGTTTGAGGGCGACAAGAAGAAGCGCGGCCCCAAGAGCAAGAAGAAGGAGGTGACACTTTAGAGTCTAATAATTTTCCCGTGTAAAATCAGGAGATGGTGACATTATCATATGCACCATTCGGCGGCGGGGCCGACCCCAGACCGCCTATATACGTACCATCTCTTCCTAATAATATGCCAACCTCAGATAACACCGAGTGTAATTACATCGTGATGTTTTTTGTGGCTGGTGTGATTGTCATGGGACTCATGGATTCCCTGCGAAAATGATTTAACGATCAATATTGTAAACTGGAGAGCTCTGATAGCCGGTGCAGCTGCACGGCTTGGCGCTCGCGATGCCGATCAGGTCCTTCTCAATCGCATTGTTGATGCGGACCTGAGCAGTATAAGCCATGCTGGTAATTTCACCTGGAACAATATCCATTTAAAATATAGGAAGAAAATAAATGACTGACATTGATCAAGGCGTTTTGGATTACTTGAACTTGGTCACGCCAAGGTGTAGCGTTAATCAAGAGTACGCCCGTGTTATGAAACAAACTGGAATTGCGAAAAGTGTGCCTTTAGGTCAACAGTGCCCGTCGGGCTATACAGCATATCAGCCCACTAAAGAGGGTTTTCCTGCAAATACTATAAATCAAATATGCACCATCAATACACCTACTAATGAACAAAATGCGGCTGTTTTTCCACTAGCAATGCAATGGTCGGCGTGTGTGACGCGTCGTCCAGCCGCGCCTGCACCACCTCTAGTTTGTGAGTACTGTAAATGCCCACCAGGGTCGGGTCGTGTTGATCTAGGGTGCCCACCTCAAAACATGGCTTGTATGGGCTGCCCAGTTGCGTTCACACCTGGAATTCCAATTGTGCCACCAACGGCACCCGTAGCTGTGATGTCACCAGCACCAGCACCAGTGACCAAATCTGAACTACCCATGTGGGCAATTATTCTCATAGTAATTGCGGTGTTTATGTTAGTAGGTGGTCTAACATTCATGGGAATCAAGATGTCGCAATAAGACACTTCCCCCTCCCGAACACATCTGGAGGTTTTTCCGGCTCGCCCTCAATTTCAAAACCTCCTTCACGATAGACCCTAAGACGCTTTGCGTACATGCTAAAAAATACCGACCACTGATCTGCAACGTCATAAATCAGTGGGTTATTCAGCTTACCGGCCGTCTCACGCATGATGCGGCCTATAGACTGTTTTATATCAGACTTGGGGGTGGCCAAGATAACGGTGTCCAGTACCGGAATGTCCAGGCCTTCATGGGCCAACTGAAACGTGGCAACCACCACCGGAGACTTGGCTGACTCGGCCAAGTCCTCCTCCTTCATGCCACCTATGTAGAGCTTCGCCTTAGAGCCAATCATATTTTGTAATAGAAAGCAATGTTCACGCCGGTCACTCAATACAAGTACGCGCCGATTGTTGCCAAGCGCCTCGTTGACCGTCTTGACGATCAAGACGTTCCTGTCCTCCAGTTCAGCGACGACGTTGATCATCCCGGCCATGTTGAGCTTCCCAAAGCGCGTTACCGGGGGCGCATCTTTGAAGGCTTCATCCGTGTAACGCAGAGTAATGACTTGTGTTGTCCCTTGATTCGTCCTTTCAATTCTGAAAAACTCTGGGCCGAGGAACCAGTACAGGAGCCGCGTAAGTCCGTCTTTGCGTTCTGGCGTCGCAGTAAGTCCGAGAGTAAACTTGGGACATATTTTGAACATAAATTGTGAAAAGGCTGGAGCACCTATGTGATGCGCCTCGTCCACCACTAAAAGCCCTATAGAGTCAAAAGCCTTTTTGTCAAACTCACGCGGCCCGGGCGTCGATGACATCGCACGCCCACACATAGTCTGGATCATGGCGATGACATAGTCTTTTTCAATATCAAACGTGTCACCCTGTACACGACCTATCGTAGCACCCGGGCAAAACTCTTTAATCTTTTCAACCCACTGATTCGCAAGAAACTCCTTGTGTACGACAATCATCGTACGGACTTTCAGTTGTGCCGAAAGAGCCAGGGCGACGGTCGTGTTATGGGTCACCGTAAAATCACCAAGAACGAATCTGCGGTTTCCATCAATTTCAAAACCAAAATATTCGCCAACACCTAACTTTTGAACTTTGATTCCTACATTTAAAACATTCTTAATTTGTTCTCTTGATTCTAGACGTTTACGATGAATCTTACATGGCACATCCTCAATTCCAGCACCTGAAATAGAACACCTGAAATAATTTCCAATTTTAGGACCACCAGGGGCGTTGGTACACGTCTTGATGCATTTTTGTTTATAACAAGCAAACCCAAGTGATCGCGCAAGGAATAAAACATCATCAAAAAGTTTCTCATTTTTTTGACAAAAATCCCATCCACCCCGATGAGCTGAACCATCAGAATCAATCAGACCGGCAAGGATTTGAAGACGTGCTTCACGTGAGTTGCACTTGTATATTAATGGTATATGCTTATTTCCAATTAAATTCAAATCTCTTAGAGTTTTGAAGAAATAATTTGGTTTTGTTCCCCTTATTCTATAATCATATTGTGATATATAGTCCAAATACAAGTCATACTTTCCTAGGTTTCTATGAAAGTAATGGAGAACCGTAGAATCTTGACATGATATACGCGCCGAATCGGAGGCGCCGTCACCCAACCAATACCCAACCATGTACGGATCTAACGGTACTTCATTTGTAGAAAATGAAATAGGAACTCTGTACCCTCTTACTTCATTATGTTTAAAGTCATTTGATGTGTTGAGGTAATCAAGTACAGAAATATCTAAAATTTCTCCATGTTTTTTGTTGCGTTTTTGAACATATTTAAGTGATAGTATATGCGATTCATTAACAATATAGGGATCACCTTTAGTGGGTACAATCTTATAGAGTTGCTCTGTTCCTGTACATGTTGACAGCACCTTTCTTGAAGTGGAGTCATCTCCCATGATCTGTTCCCCAACTTTGATGTCCTGGACCTTTTTTATAGTCCCATCAAACATCATTACGGGAGTGTCTTTCCCCAGACACTTACCATAGCCGCATGGGAGCGACAAAACGCCCCCTCCCTTTTCTTCAAAGGCTTTGACTCCAGCTGCAAAGGCTTCTGGTTGTCGCGTCGCTTCTCGTAGTCGGCCTGTAAATACAATCCCAGGAGCGCTCCTGAAATCAGGCCGTACATCCCTGGTGGGCGGCCCGAACCTCCCGAGACCGTAATAGCGGGGGACAAGAACCGAGTCAACCTTTGGTTGACTCGTGGCTCCCTTGACAACCCGAAAGACTTTGAAAGATGGTGATGGAATCCCAATGGCCTCATTCGTCACTGGTCTTACAGTAAGCTCACGCTTTATCTCCTGTGAATTTTCAGGAGAAATTAGGTATCCATTTCTTGTGAGCATTCCTTAACACTATTCAAGATCCAATACTCTATGCCATCCCAAACTTTTTTTTGAATTTCAATCTGAAATTGTTCACCCTTTTGTAATTCTTGGACTGGCCTCAGACCTTCAACTCGGCACATGACCCGCCCGTACCTCCATGGAATTTTTACCCGAACAACTCTATTTTCAATTAAAAATTCCATATATTTGCGACCGTCCCAGTCGTAATACGGAGTATGTACGACGGCTTTCATATATTTTTAATATCACTTAGTTTTAAATGAGCTCTCCCGCGACTAGCCCAGCACCTAGTCCAGGAAGTTGGGTTGACAACCTGCCTTTCGTCGCCGCCTTTTTTGCCGAAAAATTGCCAAAGCCTTGGCAGCAGTGGTCGGCGCTGGGCGGCGGTGTGTGCTGCCTGTCGTGCATTTTGTGCTGCATAATCATGTTAATTTTCTTGCGCTAATAATAACATGTTGTCCAAGGACTTTTTGATCGGCCTCATTGTCGGACTCTTGGCGTTCTTCATTTTTTCCAAGTTTTTCGGGGTCCAAAAGTCGGACTTTACTATGACACCATTCACGGGGACCGACCCGAACGCCGCCAAGACGAGCTTCCAGACGCAGACGCAGCAAATTGCGACTGAAATGCAAACTGCTCTAAAGGCCGCGATTGATCAGAAACAAACAAAGGATCAGCTCGTCGCCATATCAAACCAGTACAATGACTATTCGTGTGCGCTCACCAAGGCTTTCGCGGAGTGGAACATCCGTAACGTGTCGGCCACGTCTCCAGTGTCTTCACCGTCACCTCGTTAGTTTTTAACGTAAGTTTTATTATATTGATTTGATACTCTACGATTTTTAGCTCCATCAACTGACCAGAAAGAACAACTAGCAGCGGCGTCGTCGGCCATAGTTCTAAATCGTGTAAACCCCCCACACGCCGATGAACTCTGACACGTCGTTTTACACGCGTTTAAACTACCTCTAGTCGCGTATGAACCATTTATTTTTGTTGCTAAAGAAATCCATTCTGCCGTATTTGATCCTACATAAGAATTGTCATATACAGTGTATGATCCTGTGTTAAGAGATGCGGCTGTAACACACGCTGACGAAGCTGTTGAACCAGTGGATGCTGTCGTTAACCCTGATGGACACGCAGTACAAGAATTGATACTCGTGTCGGTTTTATATGTACCGACTGGACACGCCTCGCAGTAATTGCCTATTGAATTCTTTTGTTGACCTACCGGGCATGAATTTATTACACAAGTACCACTGGAATTTCTTGTTGATCCTGATGGACAAGGCGCTGTTGATATACATGCTGCTGAGTTTGTTTTACCGGTACCAGAATACGTACTAGTACCAGACGGACATGCGAGGCAATCGGATTGTTTCCAACCATTACTCAGTTTATAAGTGTCTGCAGGGCAGTTTGTACATTGACCAGTGCTTGGGTTTACGTATTGCCCGGAACCGCACGTACCACACGTTTTAGGATTCATTAAAGCTCCTCCATTCGCGCTACAGTAAGCCGCAGCGGCGGTATCATTACCAAAACCAAGAATATTCCAGCCATAATTTCCTATGACGTCCGTCATTTGATCCTTCTCTCCCGAGGATACAGGAACGCACAATCCACCGGTGGTTCCTGTATTCTTTTTCTTACCCTGTGCACACACACCCAATTTACCAGGTTTTGAACTTACGCTTTGATACTTTGCCGAACCAAATAAACCCAACTCTGTGTCATTTAGACAACTCTTCGCGTTTATATCGTACCAAGGTTTGGCGGGTGGGCAAGCTCCTTGACCAACGCATTTTTTGGTCAAATAATCTATAGTAGTTCCTGAAGGGCATGAGCCCACACACGTTCTTGTTGTTTCATCTGCGAATATCTGTCGGGGCGCGCCTGGTGGCGTCTCACAGCCAGTGTTGCAAAAAGCAACGTTTGTAATTCCTGAAACATTTGTACGACTGGGTATTATTGGATTGATGTATGGTCTGCTGGAAGGACAGGCGTTAGTTGCCACGCAAGTCCGTGTATCTGGATTCCACACAGGAGTGGCACCAGAACATGCCGGTACACAATCACTTGCGCTAGAAGGTCTACCCGTCCCTGTGTACATTCTACCTGGAGCACAAGATCCGATATCAACGCAATTTGTTCCTGTATCGTCTAAATATTTACCCGCCGGACATGTGCACGTGCATCCCGTAAACAAGTTTCCATCAGCGGTCCCACCCCCCGTGCAAGTTGGGCAACATAACGAACCATTACTTACTGGTGTATAAGCAGGCCCCTGGCATGTTCTACAAACACACGTCTTGTCTTTCATAGGTACACGCAATTGTCCAGCTGGACACGTGGGGCAGCATTTGCCATCATAGTCGCGTATAAATTCCGCCCCTGACGGGCATGTAACACACTTGTTATTGTACCAGTTTGAACCTGGAGGACAATCACATACCCATTGCCCGGTTATTGTATTTTTACGTGGTCTATCTTGACCATTTGGGCAGCATATGTAGTTGCCGCCGCCGGGCGCGTATACGGTTATTACTTGGCCCGATGGGCAGAGGCGTCTCTCATCGGGTAAACCGACGAGGTCCCTCCACGTTTGTTCGGTCGTTATAGTTGTCACCGCGGCCGTACCTCCACTCACAGCTGAAGTGGTTACCGCCACGAGCGCCTGAGCCGAACCGGTTGCGATGACGCCAGCAGCCGTGGCGAGACCCTGACCCAACGTGTTCAACACAAGGTCAACTGTAGTATCACCTGTACTAACTGGTTTAATAGTTAGATCTAGAGTTGCTCCTGAATTTGCGAAGCGCGTAATGGTGGCACCAAGTATGTCCTCTACAATCTGTTGATTTTGAGTACGATAACACGAAGGATAGTTTGCATTTTCAACGTTACCCCCACCCAGTTTAGAAGCGTCCATGTTTCCGTCATAAGAAACCCCCTTGATATCGCATAATTTTCTGGAATTAACACAAGTTCCAGTTTCACGAATGTATATATTATTCGCCGAGCCCGCCGTCGTCGTTTGAGTATCGTCACAGAATGAGTGCACCCCTGCATCCGCGGCAATACACGCCCCACCACTCGGTATGGCATTCTGATCTAAAGCTACGTTCCATGCAGGGTTGCTAGATATCCAATTTGCCTTTGAAAACCAATCCTTGCTTCTCCACTCCGTGTACGTCAAGTCCAACTTTGATGGATCTGAAATGGCGGCGCACGGCGACGGCGCTGGGCACGATACGGGTGGCGGGCATGGAGTAGGTGAACCCGCGGGACAAGGTGCGGGACATGTTGTCGTACACATCATGTCTTTCGTTCGTTGTGTGGCGTCGTCAATGACCGTACCGTCCGTGAGCGCCCATGGGAACGCGCCGTGACAGTCCTGCTTGGTGGCCCAAGTACACGTGTGTGCGTCATACCCGTTTCCTGGATTGAAAACCAGTCCTCCGTTTTGCACACAGTTAAAGTCAAGCAAGGCATCCGTAAGTTTATCTATAACATCATCTGTTAGTTTATCCGGTGCCAGTTGTTGAAAATCTGCATCACTAATGTCTCCATAATTGTTACCTCTTATTTGTGCTATATAATCTGATACGACACCTTGCATTAAAAAGATAATTTCCAAGCGATTAATCACAACAGCAAGTAGCGTTGTTGTGGGTTTGGACTTGAGGTCTTTGATCGCGTTTTGAACTATGGTCTGTGACGCCGGGCTCGTGTATATAAAAGGCGACTCCATACCAGCAACTGTAATATCTATTGAATTATAAAGGGCTGTGAGTGAGTTTTTCACGTCCAAGTAAGTGGAAGAAGGAATCATATCAATAGTTGTTTTCAGAGGACCCTTGGGACCAGATGGATCACCGACAAGCGAAGAAATGTTCGTTTCTAAATCTGCAAACATGGCTTCTACGGGCATGAGATCATGGGGCCCCAGAAATCGTGGGAAGCGCCCCGCCTTCGGTGGTGGCGCGGGACCTGGAGCGGGCACGGCTCCGGGAGAGGGTGGACACTTCGGCCCCAAAGGATCAGCGCTACAATCAACAGTTGCTTCCGCTACTAATTTTAATTGAGCATTGCGTTCAACTAACATATCAGAAGTTTGTGTCAGCCTTGCAAAGTTTCCTACGTTTTTAGAGTCAAGTGCCATGCCGGTCACCGCTACAACCATCAAAGGGTCCGTGACCAGTCCTCTCGCTAAACTGCCGGCAAGCTTGCCAGCGGATACAGTTGCACTACCCGCCTGTGCAGCCGCTTTGCCTAGAGCCCCCGCAACATTAAAACGCGTTCCGGCTTCCTGAGCGAGCTTCGCACCTGTGTTTTCACCTAGTTTCGCAGAAGTCTTGCCCCAACTGAGACCAAGACGTGCGCGTTCTAATAACGACATGAATTTGAACTTTCCTCTTATTGCCCCGGTCGCCGTGCGTGCAGCCACACGCCGTTGTATACTTGCTCTAATCTTCATGACCAGTGCGGGCGATCTAGCAATTTTTTGAAACAATCCTTTCACAAGTTCATAAACCATACTCTTTTGTTTATTGATAATCAGGTCTGCTATTGCTAGAACTAAATTTTGTCTGTTCAAGAGCATATCAGGAATTCCTTCCAAAAAGTTCAACAATTTGTCCAAAGGCGTGTCATATGGAGGAGGGGGGGTGGTGAATACCTGTTGTATAATCGGGGCGGGTGCAGGTGCCGGGCCGCGTGGAGTGATTGAACCAAATACCAAAGGAGCCGGTGCCGGGCCCGGTGCTGGACCTGGGGCGGGCACTGGTTCTGGGGCCGGGGCCGGGGCCGGAGATTGAGCCGGTTCAGGGGCGCCGGGCTCCTGACCAACCACCGGAGCGGGCGCCGGGCTCGTAGACGGTTTTTGTGATAAGAAAATGATTGATATCACAATAACTACAAATCCTATAAACCCTAAAAATAGGGCTCCTGCGCCACCTCCTCCAGAGAGCGCCATCTATCATACTTTACTATTTTTTTTTAGAAATTAGCATAAATGCACCTCCACCAATCAAAAGGAAAATACACACGGCTGCACATATCCATAAAAATGTAGTATCACATACAAAAGGTACTATACTACAAAATGCACCCTTTGCAGCGCCACCCGCTGCTCCAGCAACCGGCCCTAAGGCGTTCAAAGCAGCGGCGGCAACGTTACCTGCCTGGCCCAGTGCATTGGCAGCGGTCGGTGCAAGCGCGTTCACTCCAGCATCCACTACAGCTGCCGCAGAATCAAGTACAACAGTCGACGTATCTGAAACCAAACCAATAAATTGGTTTGAAAAAGATGAATGGACTACAGCGCTTCCCCATGATCCTGAAAGTGCGGCCGGGGCTGATGGGACGGGGGCACCCGCTGGCGAAGTGGTTGACGGCGTCCCTGCCGGTGCCGCATTTGGATCTGCAATACTCTTTAAAATAATCAGATTGTGATCGTCAATGAGGCTATCAACTCGTTCACCGTTCCCGAGGGCAGGGACGGTGCATCGCGAGCTCGAGCATCCAGAAAAGTCTAATGTGTCGTTTACACAAATAGAAAAACCTAAAATACTCGGTGGATTATATGAAATCTGGACTCTCTGTGAGTCTAGACGTTTTACGTTGGTAATTATGATTGTTTTACCATCTGTAGTTAACCATTTTGTTAATACATACGTCATAGACGCTCCTGCTGCCACTCCCGCGAGAAGAGTCGTTGGTGATATATTAAACTTGGTCTTGACGAGGTTTTCAGCTCCCGCGGCACGATTGGCGGCTGCTTCGATGGCGTTCTTTTCACCCGTGACGGCCACTGCTGGATTTTCATTTTTCAAAACAGATTTTTGATTACTCACAAGACGAACTGCATCGTCCGTGCTCTGCGCGAGTGTAGCCGGATCTACGTTTTTTAAAGGAGTCTTCAAGGCATTTTTCGCAGCCGTCTTGCTGGCTGTAGTCGCTCCCGCCCTAACCGCTGCAGCCGCCGATTGCGCCGCCATTTCCGCGAGTTGATTCGCGAGTCTGGGGTTTGAGCGTATGAGGGCGCTCACGGCGTCATCGGCTACTCGCGCCATTTATATTACAAACTATTTTTTTACTTTAAGAAATCAGACTCGTTTTATTCATAATGGTCAAGGTTGTGTTTTGCATGCCAGGTCGCCAGTATTCGCGTGAGTTCCTGCTCGCCTGGTCTGACCTGCTGATGCAGGCCTCCAGCCGTGGCCACCAGGTTATGATCTCTCAGCAGTATTCAAGCGTCGTCCACTTTGCGCGTGCCAAGTGTCTGGGAGGTGACGTTCTGAAGGGCCCTGACCAGAAGCCGTTTCAGGGTGAGGTTGACTATGACGTCATAATGTGGATTGATTCGGATGTGGTGTTCAAGCCTGAGGACTTTTTCAACCTTCTGGAGAGCCCACACGACGTGACGGCCGGCCTGTATATGATGGAGGATCTCCAGCATCTCGCGACCGTCAAGGAGTGGGACGAGGAGTTTTTCACCAAGACGGGCACATTCAAGTTCATGAGCCCTGATGAGCTTACCGACGCACCGCAGTACGTACCCGTAGCGTACACGGGTATGGGCTGGATGATGATTCGCAAGGGGGTCGTTGAGGACATCAAGTATCCTTGGTTCTGGTCAGATGTGCAGCGTATCGGTGGCTTGGCGGATATGAATTCGGAGGATGTGGCATTCTGCCGGTCTCTGCAGGCTGCCGGCCACCAGATCCACATTGACACAACGATTCGTGTCGGCCACCAGAAGCTTATGCTGATTTGAAAGTCCTGACTTTCAAAACCCAAACTCAACTTTCAATTCATCAATTGATCTATAATATCGTGCGAGGTCCTTTTTGAACCGCGCATCCTGCTTGGCATTGGTCTTGACCAGGTAAGCAAGATTCGCCTTTGAATACTTTGTCCGCGTTTGGTTGTCTGTAGGCTTGCGAGGTTTCTGAACCTTCGCCTCCTTTGTGGCCGGCTCCTCCGGTCGCTTGTCTATGAAACTAAGTGCTTGCATCACAGTGTCCGCAAGGTCATCCTTCTTTTTGTGCGCGTCAAAAAAGCCAATCCAGTTGGCGTTTCCACCTTCAATAAACTTGCGTGCGCGTTCAATTGACGCGTTCTTGCGTTGCGTGTACCGCGCCTTGCCCGCGCCCGCCACGTCAGGAATCTTGTGACGCGCGTCCCATATCACCACACTCTTGTCCTTGATGAGGAAATAGGTGTGCAACAAGTTTTCTATAGCCTTCATGCCCCTGTTGCGGTCCGGCTGCTTTTCAATCACGACCGTGCGCGCCTCTAGGATCCACGGCTTTTCGTTCAGGTGCCGAACCATGCACGGAAAAATACCGTCGGCGTGCTTCGGGGGGATTCCTGACACGTCCCATTGATGAATCTTCTTAGTAACTGGATCTATCAGACACATTGCAAGGTTCTTAATTCCGCAATCAATTGACAAGATCATATATTATTAAAGAGATTCAGGTTTTTAAATGAAATATGATATGTGCAGAGAAAAAGAGAATTGCGGATATAAGAAATTCTCTAAAAATGGCACCAAAGGCTCCTAAACCTTCTCTCCCCACAGAGCCTCCTACAGAAAACTTGGAGGGTCTTATTTGTTGGTGGTGCGTTCATGCTCTTCCTCAAAAACCATGCATTCATTTGCCAATCAAATATGATGAAAAGCGCAATATTTTCCAGACAATTGGCAATTTCTGCTCATGGCAGTGTGCAAAGGCGTACGCTCTTGACATGAAAACGGCGCGCTCCGGTGAGATTCAGTCCTTGTTGGCGATGATGCGTTTGCGCGCGCTCGGCAGACACTATCCTCTATGGCCCGCCCCGAAGCGTGACATTCTCAAATGCTTCGGGGGAACCATGACTATAGAGGAGTTTAGGACGTTCGGAGGAGCCGTAGAGCCTCCTCAAATTTATTATCCTTATGAGAAACGCTACATGCCTGTGGTTGGCGGTGAAGTGCGCGGTGCGTGTGAAAACGTCATGCACGCTCCTTCGGGCGGTGGCGAAAGACTCAAAGCTATTGAGAATTCTTCAACTGAAACTGATACGCTGCGCCTCAAGAGGAACAAGCCTCTTGTCAGGGCCACTTCAAAGCTTGAGAATGCCCTTGGAATTAAGCGGAAGGGGAAGGACCCGGTGTGAGCGTCACTGGGCTGCCCATGGGTGACATGGACATTGCCATGGGGCTTGGGGCCACAGCCAGTGGCACGGCAACTTGAGCTGGGACCGCAATGTTAACAACCTCGGGTGACATCGCTGGAAGGGGTGACGGGGCTTCTTCCATCATCATCTGAGGAGGTTGCTCCATAATCATAACCTGTGGCTGTGCGGACGGCGTGGCATCCATCACACTGGGTTTGGCAGATGCGAGCCCAACTCCAATCAGCGCCAAATTGCTGGTATCCTCTTCAAGTGGCATCGGTCTGAGCTGCGTGTAATATGAGACTGTCTTTTTCGCCTGAAAAAATGTTAATATCAACCACGCAATGATGCCACCTAATCCAATTGACGAAATGGACTGGGTGAAACCCATTACTCTATGTTTAGAATAATTTCACGGTCGAAAGTTTAAATACCTGACCTGTCTATTTGTCGGCCTAGACTTGGGTGCATCAGGGTCTGTACTTCTGAACCATATCTCACCAATATGAGCCCTCCATTGAATTGAGAGTCTGTCAAGCACCTTGCGACAGACGACACAGGGTATAGAAGTTCCCATGGTGCCGTCACAGCGATCCCTCCGCACAACAACATCCCCATACTTTCTATGAATCCAGCGAGCCAGACACGAAGGGTGGACCCCTTGGCGTCCTGCTTCCAAAACGAGAGCCTTGATTAGATTTCTCTCAGCGCACCTGTGACAACTGTTGAATATTGGCTCGCGGCCGTACGTTACGCACGAGATCATTGGGTACATATTAAAAAGACGAATTTGCCTTTTATGTGTGAGTGTGCCGAAAAAACGTGTCTTGTGAGAGTCAGATGGTACCCGGAAAAGGATCATGTATTCTAAAAACAAATGAACCACTCCCTGCGCGAGCACGCCCGCCGCGTCTTCGCAGACAAGCTTGGAACTGGCGCCATTAGCCGCAACGCTGAAATAAGCCTCCTCAATTGGGCAGTTCACACGACTCGCGAAAATGGCCAGGACGCCTCGTGGGAAAACGACGTCTTCCGCAGGTACTACAAAATGAAACTCGGCTGGCTACTCACCGAGATGGGGCGGGAAGAAAAGCTCAACGTCGCGCTCGCAGTGGACGGTGACCGTGTGCAGCTGAGCTGTATCGTGGGGCCGCAGTTGGCCTTGCGGTTAAAGCGCAAGGAGCTTGACGTCAAGCGACTCGCCAACTACTCTCCAGACGTGCTCTGGCCTTCAGGCCCGTACTCACAGGCGATGCTCAAGTTGCGTGAAAAGGACATGCAGATGGAGAAGGCCAGAGCGAAGGAGGAGGACTACAACGGCCTCTTCAAGTGCGGCAAGTGCAAGAGCGTCAAGACGACCTACTACCAGATGCAAACGCGCTCAGCAGACGAGCCAATGACCACCTACGTTACTTGCAAGAACTGTGGAAACCGCTGGAAGTGCTAGTTTTTTTCTCGTTTAATAGTACATAATCATGGCTCGTGGTCGTCCCGCCGTCCCCAAAGCCGCCACCAAGTTCATGAACAAGAAGCACCGCGTCATTATGATGACCGCGGAGGGCAAGTACCTCGTCAAGACCGACAAGGGCACCGCCTACAACCCCAAGGCTGCCTACGTCAAGAGCCCAGGCGGCACCGTGCGCAGCCTGGCCAACTCCAGCGCCCGCGTGCCAACCGCCATCCGCCCCAAGGCGGTGCGCAAGGTGCGCAGCAACCGCCGCGTCGCCCGCCCCCACGTGCAGGGCATGGGTCTGGCACGCCTGTACCGCACCCCCAAACCCCTTGGCCGCCCACGCAAGGTCATGGCCAGCCCCATGTGGAACCTGCCCAATCCATACATGCGCAAGGTGCGCAAGAACAAGGGTGCCAAGCGCGGCCCCCGTGGTCTGGCCCTGCTGGCCCGCACCATTGCCAAGATGTAAATTAAATTATTATTTAATAATAAAATGCAAACCTCCCCCAAGGCCACCTCCTTCATGAACGTCAAGCGCCGCGTCATTATGAAGACTGCTCAGGGCAAGTTTATCGTCAAGACTGCCAAGGGTGTCAAGTACGCACCCAAGGCCAAGTACTACAAGAACCCCCAGGGATCCACCGTGAACGTCAAGTACGCTCACGCGAATGTCATGATCCCCAGCCCCATCCGCCCCAAGCTGATCCGCAAGATGCGCAAGAACAGCGGCGCGGCCCGCGGCAAGTACGCCGCCCGCGTCAAGGGCGTGCGCGTGCTCCCAGTGAAGCGCGCAGGTTACATCGCCCAGATGTATGAGGGCTACGCGCCCAAGCGTCCAGTCGGCCGCCCACGCAAGTACAAGGTTAGCCCAGGTGGCAACATGGGTCTCGCAGCCATGTTCGGTCAGAAGGCGGTGCGCAAGGTGCGCAAGAACAAGGGTGCTAAGCGCGGTCCACGTGTGGGTAAGAAGACCCTGCGCGCCAATCCTTACGCCGCCCTTGCGTAAATTTCCAGATAAAAACATTTATCATAAACTACAACAGAGGCATGTCGTCCGTCGGTGATCTCGTTCGCGTATGGACAGACGTGGGGGCGCGCAAGCCTGTTCCACTCCTCGCGAAAATCGTTGAGGAGAATGGTTGCATTTTCACCATCAGATACCTGTCCGAATCTGATGATAAAATATGGCGGTACGAAGTGGATACGTACGAGATTGATAATGATTCAATTTCAGAACACCTTAAAACAAGCGACGAGAATGACGTGGGGTTCCAGGTATTTGATGATGGTTTTGTAAAAATTGAATACGACGATGATTATGTTCCATCAGACGAGGATGAAGAGACGGACGACGACTCGCTGTCAGATGAAACGGAAGAGCAGGACGAGTTTGAAGATGATGACGAGGACGAGGACGAAGAGTCGGAAGCAGACGAGGAATAATCTAAACTTACATTAAATGAAAACCCAGAACGTTCTGTTGTACGCGCTTATCCTGATCGCTCTGTGGCTGATGTTTGTCCGCAAGGCGGATGGTTTCTGCCCAGCGTGCATGATGGCTTAAAAACATTATAACTTTTAATACAAATGTCTATTACTTCAAAGTTTGTAAAGGCATTTGACGCGTCAGCAGAGACACACGTCAAATGGCTAGCTCACATGTGCGACATCGCAGAGGCTCTGAGTCCTGATAAGCCGACGATGCTTATGGATGAGGTGAACAAAAATCCACTGAAAATCACAGTTGATGCGCGCGACGCGCTTGATTGGCCCCATATTCACTTTTGTCTATGCGCGGTATACGCCAAGGCTGTTTTGCGCGGCGGAGGGCACCTCATTCGCAGCCCTTCAGTATAGGTCGTTCACATCTGAAAATAACTCGTGAATTTCGCCAAGGCGCTGACGGTAAAACTCTACGGGGGCTTCAAACTGGTATGTATTACCAGAAAACACGTAACCACCTTGAGCCTTTTTCTTTACAATATCATTAATAGAAATCATATCTAAAAAGTTTTGTGTACACGTTAGTTGTAATTCATCAAATTCCCATTGTTGAATGTACAAGTGATGAAGAACATCAATGGGTCCCTGAGGACTCGGTAAAATGAGATCACCCATTTCATATATCGGGGGCCACTCCTTTTGATCAATAAAATAAGTCTCGAGCATTTGTCCTACAAACATGGCGTTGTCCCATTCCGTAAAACCCACTATCGACGTCCGGGAATCTTCGTTGACACGCAGAGTGAACGCGTCATTCCTGCCGGTGTGCAACGTGTAATACTTGCGGCTCTTTTGATTAGTCTTGGATGCGCGGCGCGGCTTGACCGGTGGCGGCATGGTGATCGACGCCACAAAACTCATCTCTTATTTTATAAGTGCACAGAGTCTTTAAAAAACGTGTCTTGTCCAAGTCAGATTTCGGGAATGCAGGACAATTTTCACACCAAACCAGTAAGAGACTATGGAGTGCGCAGTGTGCTACGGAGAGTCGGGTCCCTTCCAGAAGCTGTCGTGCGGACACGAGTTCTGCAACGGGTGTATTAAGAATTGGTACCTAAAGGGGGTTGCAGGGTCTTCGTGCCCTATGTGCCGCGCGCCTGTTTATTTCAAGGGGTTTCACCGGGTCAGGGACCAGTGGAACGAGGATGCACACGATGCCAAGTGCACTGAGGTTTTTGGCGACGCGCTGGATGCGCGCTTCGCCGAAGCCCAGGAGTTTGCTGATTCCTTCCCCGCCAAGTGGCGGTCAAGAATATTCAATGAGGTTATTGACGACTTTATTGATATTGAAAAGACGTACCGCTTCCTCAAGAACGAGGGTGTGGACCCTGAAGTGATGGAAGACGTGTTTTACTATGAAGATTACTACTCGGACAGACACATGAACAAGTACTCGTACCTTGACGAACCCGTCAAGGAGACTGCACCTGCAGTGCAGTCCCGGGGTCGCGGGAAGGGGTTCAAGCGCGCACGAGCACGCCAAGACGCCTGGGTCACGCTAAGCTTTTACATTGAAGTTTAATTGGAAAACTGATTCGCTATTCCCTCAAACAGTCCCCCCGCGTTGAGTCCTAGTCCAAATATCACTCCCAAAATCATCAGAATAAAACCAAGGACGAGCAGCCCCATGTTGCGCTGTGCCTTTGGCTTTTGGTTTTCCAGCGTCACGAGAATAAACCCCGGAATGCCAAAAGCCAGACCGAGTAAGAGTGCGCCTGAGATGGCGGTCAGGGCGCCGCCCGTGCCCACCGCGCTATCAAGAAAAATGCTCTTGTACTTTCCCATTTATTCTATGTTAATTTTTTTTCCTGGGCGCACAAATCGGCTGCCGAAAAACACGAGCGCAAAAGGGACCAACACAAAGACCAGAATTCTCGCCCATTCTGGATCTAGCCCCAAGTTCTGTCGCGCGCGCCGATAAAGAGCTCCATCTGGCGTCTGGACCTGGACGTTTCCAGATCCAGACTCGTCTATCCATTCTGATTGGTAATTGAAAATCATATTAAACGCCGCAAGAATCATAAGCACACCTAGGGCTTGGGTATGGTGCTCCAATTTTAGGCTAGGATCGGCATAATCTAGTAAAAATATAGTGGCGAGAATAACTCCCCACTTGATGAGCATACCCTGTTCCGGGCCGAGGCTGTGAAGCCACCCGAGCCATGGGCGGCTCGTGAACACGAGACCCACGAGCGCAAACGCCAAAGCGAGACGTAGATGGACCATCCTGAAACTAGCAGATAAAAAAGCCGGGCGTGTATCTAGTACAATGGAGGCAATTGAGGCTGTTCTGGAGCTTGCCAAGGAGCGCGATGAGCTGGCTAACGAGCTTGAGACCTATGAGGATTGGTTTGAGACGATAGTGGGTAAGCATGTGACTCTGAGCGTGAAGCACAAGAAGACGACGCGCTTCGTTGAGTGCATCGTGACCGAGTTCATTCAGGGTGAGGGGTGGGAGCTGACGAGCGAGGAGGACGGGGACGATGTGGTGTTCATGATCACTTTTGAGGATCTGTTCAACGGTAAGGTTTCATTTAACATTTAAAATTTCTCATGAAGTTCGCTGCAAAATTGCTCAAGGCCGGGGACAATCACATTCGCCCATAGCTCTTCATCACGTGTAATATCATGACTTAATACCTGGTTGTTGTACTGCTCTACCAACCGAGCATTTACAAGACCCAGCAACTGTAAATATACTTGGACTTGAATCATCTCGTACTCCACCACCCGACGGAACAAACGATTTGTACGATTCTTAATTTCCACTAAAATTCGGTTTCCATCCCGCTCCTCAATTCTGTCAATTTTTCCAATGACTACAAACTTTGTGTCACCAAGAGTACATACTTCACGACTGTAAAACGCATCATCCTTCACAAAACTGACGTTCTCATCCTTGGCCACCTTGTCGGACGTCTTGTCCTCCGACCGGGTACCGTGTGACGTGTAAACCTTGGAACGCAGGTGCTCAATCACCTCAGTCTTCTGGACAGCACTCAATTTTGAATCGGAATTAATCTTGTCACGGGCCTCACTAAACACAGACTGAACTTGCGCCGAGTCGGTAGCCTTGATGGACACGGCAGCCGCGAGCACCCCCTTGGCCTCCTCTGAGAGAGCAAGGGCAGCCTCAGCCTTGTCACGCTTGGTCTTGCCAGTGAAAGTCTCTGGGCTATATTTCTTCCAAAGTTCGTCTAGAACCTCATGACGTGGCTTGTACTGATTTTTCCCCAAAATTGCAGCCACCTCACTTGCTTTGAGGACGACACGAGCAGGTGCCATTTATCATATAAAAAGTATGACCTCTAAGTAACTAAATGTTGACTCTGGCAGTGGCAAAACCTCAATTTTTTGCCAAGAAGGGCCCTGATCCACGTCCCGGAAAGCGAACGAAACTCCGCCCCAAGGATGTTGAACAGGCTATTCAACAGGCCCGCAACCTGTGTTATCACTTTGAGGACACTCCGTCGTGCAAGGTGGCGTGGGACCGCGTAGAGGAGCTTTCATCCGAACTGGCACGCCAGCGCGAGGAGAATCTACGCATCAAGGCTCTGGCCGAAGAACTTGAGGAATTGTGCGCGGTAGACCCACTTCAGTGCCGTGAATATGACGTCTAAGAGTAATAAGGAAACGTGATAATAGCAAAAATACAGGCCACGCCTATTAAACCTATAACACTACGAATTACTTTACCTCTTCTGTCCCCACTGTACACGACCGGGACGGGAACTATTATATGTTGGGGCTGAACTGCGTGAATTGGAACAGGGAGATCAGCCCTGCACATAGGGCACTTTACCGTGTAACACTGCATATGGACCATCTTCTTGCAACACCCCATGTGAACTACAGTTCCCGATAAAGGTTCCAGACACACTGGACACTCGGAGTCCATACTACCATATCTGGGCAAAAAATGTGTGTTGTACGGGATTGGGTCCCAATTTTGATTCTAAATTCAACTTAATGGACGGTCGTGAGCAGAAGCGTAGTTCGGCCAAGAAACATAGTGAGCAGTCGGTGTATAGTAAGAAGGCTGTACGGGCAAAGGAGGCCCTACTTGAAAAAAAGTTGTCGTGTCCCGCCAAGCCGGGCAAGAAGTAACTCTCAAAACACCAAAAAAAGCAATGGCTTCCCTCAAGACTCCCGGCCTCCAGTTCTACGCCGAGCAGGTTGACCCCCTGTACCGGCCTACGGGTCTGTACCCTACCGTGTCAACCTACCAGTACGGGTTTGACCTAGAAGGTGGCCCTGTGAAGAATGAGCTCTATGTGGTCTGCAAGGACGGTTCTATTCAGTCGGTCCACGAGCCTAGCCGCCCTATTGGTTGGGAACTTATTGAGGGCGAGTTTGATGACTGGTACTACCGCGTGACTCAGATGAACCACCCGCGCAAGCGCTGTGCCGTCCGGTACCACAGTCGCGTGGAGGACCCACCCGCGGGCCGTGGCCACATCGGGTCCGTCGTGGTGGCGTGCCGGCGGGTTGAGACGCCGCAGAACGCTGAAGTGATTGAGCAAAAGGATGATGGCGATGAGGTCACCTCGATCGCCAAGATCGACCCGCTCCTTGCACACTGCGCGGTGATTCTGGACGACCCTGTCCAGACTGCAGCGATGGCCAAGTTTGCAGAGGGAAAGATGAGTTACGCGGAGATGCGCGGACTGTGTGGGTAAATTTTGTTTTGAAATTGTAATGAACCCGCCTTCTTGTGAAACGTGTCGCTACTTCGTCCCGGGTCGTTACCCCCGTACAGATACTTGCTCCCGTTTCATAGCTTATAAAGGGAGAGGGAAGGTTGTTTATGAGTGGGCCGAGTCTGTCCGATTCAGTGAGCGCAAGTGTGGGCCAGAAGGGCGGCTCTTCGTCGCCCGTGACCCTGTAAAAAAGGCGTCACGTGACCGTCAAGAATTATGGAAATATCTAGTAGAGCAAGATGAATAAGGAGGTGTGTATAACGGTCCGGATCAGCGTCCGCCGTGTCCAGCGCCATCCAATCACCCAGCGAACCGTACGGTCCACGACCCTTTTGAAAAAGCATGTGGTACGAGGGGCGACGTTAAGTCTCGTACCAGATGCCCTAAATGATTTCGCAATTCATCACGCACAAGTAAACATAGCAGAGATTACACATCTTTTACTAGATCAAGTTGCTATCAGCAGTATGTCTGCAGCCATGGCTATCGCTATGTTAGCTTTGAAAGATTGAATTTGACATGTACCGGTGGATAGACGACGTTGAAAGATACCCGAAGTTTGCCACCAGGTACGAATCCCTTTCCTAGAATCAGATAATCCTCCCGAGGATCCAGAACCCCCCAATCTGTCGTGTCAATTTCTATTGGCCCGTCAAAGTGAGGAATTTTGATCTTTTTTCCATTGACACTTTCTACAAATGGAATTTTTGTAGACCATACGATGTCCATACCTTGTCTCATCAGCTCTGGGTGGTCATCAATTTTGATGTGAAAATTAACATCCCCAGGTTCTTCACCCTGGTTTCTTGGCTGCTCACCCAGACCATGTCCCGTCATGACCGCTCCACTCTCAATCCCTGCAGGTATTTTTAGTTCTAAATTGAGAGGCTCCTTTTTCTTCCCTCTGTGACACTCACCACACCCATGTGACACACCACCCTCCCCTCCACACATATTACAAGGTTGATTGAACACCATAGGACCCATATGATGCTGGACCTGCCCACGCCCGTGACACTGTTGGCACTTCTTCTTGCAACTGAAACAAGTCTTTTCTAGAGTGACCCGAAGGTTCTTGACCGTCCCACGATACGACTCTTCCAAACTGATTTTTATTTCATGATCAAAATTGGAACGTTTAACAGGACCGCGCTGACCACCCCCAAACCCTCCAAACATCTGAGCAAAAATGTCGGGTGGGAAGGGGTTACCCCCCTGTGGCGGGCCCTCAGGCGTCCCGAAGCGATCAAAATTCTCGCGCTTCTGGGGGTCCGTGAGGATCTCATAGGCCTCTTGGACCTTTTTGAACTTCTCAGCGTCACCGCCTTTGTCGGGGTGGTGCTCGCGGGCAAGTTTGTGATAGGCTTTCTTGACGACCCCGTCCTGAGCATCTCTGGGGATTCCTAGAACCTCATACGGGTTCATCTAATTTTAGATACAAATTAGTCCTTTACTTGGAGCGCGCCTTGCGCACGGCGCTCTGGATCTTCTTAGCGGCCGTCTTGGGGCTCGGCGTCTTCTTCTTGGCGGCGACCGTGACGCGACGCACGTTCCGCGGGTATATGGCCCCACGAGTCACGGGGTTGCGTGCACCAGGGATAGGCATCTTGGGGTTCATCATCAAGAGGTTATAGTCGTTTTTGAAGGCTGTTATGAGCTTACGGAAGGTGGCCTTGTTATAGTAGTTTGTACGACCGGTCGTACGATTCTTGATCTCATAGACGACCATGTTCTTGGGGAAGTTGAGGGTAATTGGGTTGACGTAATTTGCTTCCAAAATTACACGAGGTATGCGAGGCATCGCTGCGACTCTTGAACGCGCGACTGAAGCTTTTTTGTTGGCTCGGTTCTTCTTGAGTTTCATAATTGCCCGATGTTTGGCCAGTGCCGCCGCAGTCGGGGGCATTTAATATTACATAAGATAATTTAAACACGAGGCTCTCTGTTTACAGCATTCTTGCGTCTCTTCATATTACGGTAATACTGTGCGACTTCCGGGTCGTTCTGCTGCCGCGCGAGTTGATTGAGAGCCTGGGTCATAAGGGATCCCTTTCCTACATGATTTTTCAAGAATTGTCTGTACAACGCTTCAAAATCAGTACTAATATTCGCATCAACAGCGGCTATAATGTTGTATGCGTTTTGGAGAGAGGTGTTGGGGCGGGATTGCACCGCCGCGACGACCTGCCCTTGACCAGCGCCCATGGCGCGCGACTGTCCACCAGTGTTTTGTGACGTTGTTGGCCGGGCAACACCACGCAAGCCACCTATCGCCACCTGTATTTTATTGTTGGATCCTCCCGCGCGTGCGAGACGTTGTCCAAAGTTCTCCAACCACCGCGCCTCGTAATTTACCCTGTTTCTATTATTACCCCACGCTTTACGAGCCTTGTAAAGTTTCGCCATGGTGAAATTTTGGGGCTGTAACTGTCCACTCAATCTGGCGCCAAGTTTTTCAATTGCGGGGAGGCGCGTGTTTAGTAGTATGGGTTCATTTGGGTTATTTCTGATTGCCGTCATGTATCCAACCATGGAGTTGAGGAAAATCCGGTCAACTTCGGTCATGGCCATACCAAATCGTTTTTTATCAAGACGGAAGATGGCGCAAAATTTGTCTAGATTCACCTTTGAAACCGTCATGGTCACCGTCTCGGTTGGCGTCAGACGTACAACTGTTGGTTTCTCTTGAACTGTAAATTTAGCATTGTTGACATTTTCCGCGCCCGCTGCGAGAAATACAGCCTCTATCTTGATATTTTTTATTGACGCCCATGGGTGTTGGCCATCCAAACGCACCTGTCTGAACATGTAATAAATGGCGTACATAGAAAACCGAAGTTGGGCCATCTCTTTGCCCTTTGACCCGGCCGCTTCACCCTCGCCAACTTTCACCTCACCTAGAGTAAAAATTATAGTAGATTTATTCGGGTCATTATAATTTAAAATTGTAATTTTAAGCATGTCCGATTCGGCGGCGGTCGTTCCTTTAGAACCTTCGCCTATATTACTTTTGGAAACTTGATTTGCTTGAGCAGATGACAGGTCCATTTTCTGTAAAACTCCTGCCGCCACGCGCTGAACTCGGGGTTTGTCCACTTTGAAGCCGTTCACGAGCCATTCACCGTCGTGTGTACATATCTGTCTAAAAGCAGGCTTGTAAAAGTTGGAAATCGCACCTCGTGAAAGGGAGGCTTCCGCAACACCGGCGTTGCGTGGAACATTAACTGTATTTATATTACTCTGACCCAACGCACCCCATAAATTCGTCATGGACGCTCTCACGTTCCTCTCAGGCAAGGAAGTGCGGTTGGTTGACCACAGACTTCTCGGGATGACTGGGATGGCGGCCACCTTTGGGAGAAAGGGGGCATCCTCAGCGGCGCCACCTCGCCCGGTTGTTATGTATCGCATTCCTAGACTTGTGACTAGGGCCGTGTAGACCATTTCTTTAGTAGGAACAGAATCAGCATTAGTGATCGGCAACCCCCTTGCTCGCTTATTCACACGACGGGCCCATATACGACTCTGAATATATGGTTTAATATTCTTCACTACATTCGCATAGATGAGATTATTTTTACCCGCAATTGCACTGATATTGATACCTTCCTTGGCGTTGTTCGCGTTTCCGTTCGCGTTTCCGTTCACGTTTCCTTTCACGGGCGCTGGAGAGGGTCTCATGTTCGTTTTGCGCGTCTTGGGAGGGGGTTTCTCTAAACCAGCTGCTATAAGTTGTTCCATTGTAAGACCGTTATTATATTTTGGTTTGTTATTGCGAGCTCGTTTACTTCTGCGAAGTCCGTTTCCGGGAACGTTCACGTTCATCCTATACTCCAACCCTAGATAAAAACTTGACCCTTGGAAGAAGTAACAATGGCTACTTCCAAGACCCTGATGAAGGCACTTGACCGCGTGACTGACCTGAAGGCTGACCTCAAGGAGGCGAATGCCGAGCTCAAGGAGGCTGTTGAGGCGACCTCTCTCTACAAGGCTTTTTTGGATGCCATCAAGGAGACGATGCCCGACAAGGTGCCTGAGAAGGCTGCGGCTTCCAACGCCTTCAAGCTGACTCTGGCGATGCTGACCAAGAAGGAGGAGGAGACCGAGGCCGAGTAAATTTAATAAAATGCCCAATTCGTCAAGTACTTTTTCTGCGGCACAAATCTCACATTCCAAACCCTTTCGTTCGCATTGAAGCCCTTGACCTCTATATGACCCGGTGGCAATATATGCTCACCTAAATGTGAATATCTTAGTCTGCTATTTGGAGAAACTTTTATATATGGTATGTTCTTGTTCACATAAAGCCGCAGGACGATACCGTTTGGATTATTTTTGAGTGCAAAAACCCTGGCCGTCTTGCGTCTGTTTGTCCATGACGACGGCCCATTTTCGTTTCTTATGCTATTTGGGTTGTTAATTGAGAGACCCCTATAAAGAACGAGGCTTCCGTTGGACCGGGGTGCGTTGTGAATAAAGCGCCGACGCATATTTACAGCCATTTGGCGTGTGTTATTACTCGTGTTATTCAGTCCCACCGTCTTGGATTTTGAACGGATACCTTGAGCGATTTTAGTTCTGGTCCAAGCGTTCAATACATTGAGCCGTCGGAGCTTGCCACTAGGGGTCCTAGTAAGGTGTGAGTAATTCTTTTCCTCTCTAACACGCTTAACGCCCATATTAGGGCCCCCGAAAAAAACGTGTCGTGACCAAGTCAGAGTCGGTAGAACAGAGAGTCAAGTACCCCAAAACAACCATGGCCACCTTCCGTGTGATGCTCAGCCTTAACGCCGACCTGGCCGAAACCAACGCCATTTATGTCAACCCCGTTGACGCCACCACCCCTTACGTCAAGATGGGACGCTTTGTATACAAGTGCATCCCTCATCCCGACGTGGCTCGTGGTACCGTACGCATGAACGCCATTGCGCGGCGCGCCATCTACCCTTCCGAGGAGGTGACCCTAGAGGAGTACCTCGTGCCCATGACCGGTGGGCCCAAGCGCGTTTGTGCCCAAGCCGAGTACGTCAAGCGCATCACAGGTCCCATGCCCGACAACCTCCCGAACACCGTCCGGAACGCCCTCGAGGGCCTGATCGTCGCACCTGGTCAGCAGCTGACGCTGACGCACGAGGACCGCGCGATCCTTATCCACGTGACCGACGTGGACTCCCCGGGTGTCATCACTATGAATACCGAGGTGAGCCTTATGTGGCTCTCGCCCGTCTGAAAAAAAGTGTGCTGCGCGGCCCAAGAGAGTGTAATCGCCAGTCAAAGTTACCCTAAACACACGATGTCTCCCAACGCTTACGTCAGCTGGAACGACGAGTCCCGCCTCCTGTACGGCTTTCAAGGTGAATACGAAAACGAAAAGCCCTGCTTCACCTGGACGTACTCCACGTTTGAAGAGCACCTAGGCGAGGCATGTACTCCGTCAATGTACAACTTTTTCACAAACTACATCTGCGAGGAAATTTCCAAGGAGGAGCTCTACGAGATCCAGGGCGGCGACTACTGCCCCGGGCGTCTTGAGGAGGAGGCTGTAGACGCGTACTTTGAGCTGCCTATCAAGGAGCGTATTGACATGCACATGCAGGAGATGAAGAACCTAGAGCTGGAGCGTGACCGCGCATCCCGTAAGGAGACAGCCTTCATAGACGCCATCTTAGATGGCGCCTGCCCTTTTGACGTCACGAGCCCCATCTACGTGGAGTACTGTCAGTGGTGCCGTGAGCAGAAGGAGAAGTGGACAAAGATCCACTTTGACCTGTGCTGCCAGCTCAACGAGGAGACGGACTGGCGCGGGGGCCACGAGGCGGGCGCAGAGGATGATCGCGGCGCTACAGCTGGATACGATCCCATGGACGAGTAATTTTGTTTACAAAATGTAATGGAGCCATCTATTAACGTCAAGAACCTGTTCCGCGTCCCCACCCACCCCTGGCCCGTAGTCAACCGAGGTAACGCCATAAACCGTGTTCAGAAAATCCTCAAGGCGAATCACGTCACAGGGATCCCCAGCCACTGGCCAAAATTGTACTATGGACAGACTCGCGCAAATTTGAATCTAAATAGGACATACAGAAACACAGACGCGCTGACCCTCCCCGACGGTGTGTACCTCTATCTCATAGAGTATAATCCTGATACCAACAGGTACCACAAGAGTTTCGTGAGGGTTCACAACCTGTTAGAGGCTGGATCGCGCCACTTCCAATTGCCGACCAGAAATCACGGCCGGGTTATCGTGGCCGCCGGCGAACTCTCCAAAGAGGGACGGGTCATCAAGTTCAATCTGGAAAGCGGTACATACACCAGAAACCTGATGATGAAGACCAAAAACCGAGGGGTGACCAACGCCAACTATATAAAGGTCGTGAAGAATGCCCTTAGAAACATGAACGCCAACAAGAATTATGTGACCAACATTTTGATTCCAAAAATACCAGGGTCCCTCCAAAACCTCTTGAACCGCGGGAACCTGAGCTTCTATCACGGAAGCCCCACAAACAAGACGAAGGCACGTGTCCTAGCAAACTTAGAGAAGGCCGGTCTCAACACCAATAGTGCCACTAATTTAATTCGTAAATTGATAGCCCCTAAAAATTCCAGTCCTGTCCGGGCCAGCACACCAAGTCCAAAAAGAAAGGCAACCAACAATGGCAACGCCACGGGCGCCGCGCAAGTCAACCGGGGGCGTGGACGTGCAGCTAGAAGAGTTTGAGACGGATCTCCGGGCGGCTCTGGAGATTCAGCTCATCATGAATACAAACATGCCTGCGTGGAACGAATTGGACCATTTGTCCGATGAGGATAATGAAGGTATTCGCCGAGTCATAGACTTGTGTTTTGAGGACATGGCCTACAGGTACTCACCAGCCCCACAGGTGAGTGCGGTTCTGGAACACTGCCGAATTTTGATCCAAAATGTAGTGTGGGCATCCATGAATGTCCCTTGGCCAGAGGTTCCAGACTTGCACATTGAGCGCGTCATAGATAACACCATAGAGGTTTACAACCGCGTTATCTATGCTCACCTCCGGACCGAGATGATCATGGCGAACCATAACGCCGAGGTCCTTCAACGTACGTGGCGTCGCTGCATATCCGACCCGTCGCACCTTGCGTGCCGTCGCCGTCTCGAGTACGAGTTTAATGAGCACCTTCACTCCCAAAAACTCTGAAGCTCTCCGGGAACAAAAGCCTTTCTATTATTTGGAATTAAAATTGGTTCAGATGTTTTGATCACGACATCATCCACCTGAACCATTGCATCCTTGTTCAATTTTTTGAGTAAAATTAGTTTACTTGATATTGCACCCGCGACAAATCCCAAAAAGAATTCGTACATGGTGGTACAACTCCACAAGCCTTTAAAGTAAAGCAGAGCTCGTAAAGTAATGCAGTCAGAGTGCAACCAGGAGATCATCCACCTTATTGAGTCCCGAATGGAAAAGGGTCGCAAGCAGTACGGTCACGGGCTTCTCCAAAATGCGGGATACGACTGGGTCAAGGAGGCCCTAGAGGAGGCTCTAGATCTTTCCATATATCTGTCTGCCAAGCTTATTGAAATTCGTGCACTGTCTCCGCCTACAGAGGACGCACTTTCCAAGAGTCTATAGAAATGAACTCCTCTCAAGTTCGCCGATACCTTTGTGATTTTCAGGGAGAATTCAACCACTCTACAGGCGCCTCGCGTAATTCCCTCGCGTCAGCAGTGATATTCTACGATGAGTGGGCACTTTTCATAGGCGTCATAACAGGCGTCAGCCTCGCATCTGTACACAGGGACAATGTACTTGATCTATATTCAATTTCCAATACATGTGCTATAAAGTGCAAGACCATATTAAATATAAGGTGATGGACCGAGTCATGCTCTCACTGAGACTTCACTCTCTGGAGATATTTTTGAACAAAATTGAAAATTCCAAAACCGAAAAGGAACGCATGACCCTTGCTCTAGAAGCTTCTCAATTTTCAGATAAAATTATGAAGTTGACACCTGAAGACAGTATTATTCACCCAAATTTAGATTTTTTTTCACTAGCTGTTTTTGCAAATAATATTACATGGGCTAGGGAGTGTCTGAATTCTATTAAAAATTCAAGTGTCAAATACTTTTAATGGAATCTGACAAAGATTGGGAAGTTGGAAAGGTTCTCAAATATAGGAAACTGAATCCCGTGGGTGAAGATGCATATCTCATGCCTGATGGTACTGTAACCCTTGACGAAACTAAAATTATAAAGGCTCAACGAATTTTCATTCACAATTACTACGAACCGGATGGGCCGTGGGCACGGAGGACCAAGACAAAATATGCGTCATGTGATGCCCAACCTCCACCCCATGATCCAACTACTCAACCCTAAAATGGCTTTCGCAAACACCAACACCTTCAAGAAGCTTATCAGCAACCGCAAGCCTACTCAGCTTGAATTTTATTTGAAAAATGGTGCTTCTGAAAATATAATGAGTCTCGTACCCTTGTCAAATAAGGCATTTGGTGAGGGTATGCAACGTATAATTTCCGAAATCTTCGGCTGTGAAGCCTCCACAAATACCGGACACGATGCCGTGTACAGAGGGCACAATATTGAAATAAAGTCGGCGCGCTACTGGTCGGGTACGGGCGACTGCAAGTGGCAGCACATCATGGACGATCACAACTACACATGGGTTTTGCTCGCCCTGGTTGACTTTCAGGATCTGAAGTTTTGGCTCGTCTCCAAAGAGGTTATTCGCGCTCACCCTGAGGTTTTTGCGCAGCAGGGGAACGCTGAGGGTCAGGGACGTTGGTGCTCTATGAAGAAGGCTCTTCCTCTTGCACACCCTGTTGCGTCTCGGGAGGATCTGGACCGCGTAATCTTTCCTGAATCAGTGTAACGTATACAGGATTTATCTCAAACGCTGTCCAGTTGAGTCCCAAGTCCCGCGCCGCTACACACTCGCTCCCCGACCCTGCAAACGGCACAAGTACCGTACAATCCGGTTTCCGCGCCGCCTTCAAAAGCCTTGTGCAAATTTCAAGCGGTTTTTGGGTAGGGTGGTCAACCCTCTCCTTCTTTCCCGCACCACCCGCGAGCGCCGGCACCTTTATGACGTCACGTGGCATCGCACCCTTGTCGTTCGCCGTATATGTCGTCTCCTTTTCACCCTTTGAAAAGCGCCCCTTGGAAGCCTTACGTGATTTACCAGCTGCGTTATTCAAAAAAGTATCCGTATAGGGTTCCCGCACGTCATCCAGGTTGAAGTGGGGCCTGTGACCTTTTTTCCAGACGCACAAAATTGACTCGTGACTTCTCTGCCAGAACTTGGCGCTCGGGACCGTCTTGTTCGTGTAGTGCCACACGAGCCATCGGACGCGTGTATGGTCATCAATACACGCCACTTGAATTTGTGCTAAAATTTCAGGGAACCCATAAATATACATGGTCCCGTCCGGTGAGAGGACACGGAAGCACTCTGCGATCCACTCCTTGGACCACTTGAGATATTCAGACATGACTTGCTTGTCTGAATCATTTCCAAAATCCTTTCCAATATTGTAAGGTGGGTCTGCTATGATGACTTGGACAGAATCACTTGCGATCCTTTTCATTCCTAAAATACAGTCTTCATTGTGAAGACTCATGATGTTTATAGCTTCGCACTTTTTAAGAGGCTCTGAAAAACCTGTCAAGTGGAAGCCACGGGGAGCCACACGTTTCAATGTTCACATGAAATGGTCAACACGTTCGTCCCGTTTGCAGATGCCGAAGCGTGCGCACGCTCCTTGGACCGTCTTCGTTTAGGGAAACAAAGGGTTGAAGCATACCAGCTGTGGCGGGCCCTTATGGGAATCACAAAAGGATGGGTCCACCACCCTGCTACCCTCATGTGGAAAGGTCACACGTGCTTTCTCGCCAAGTATATGAACACTATGATTGACGAGTGGGTAGGCCGTGGGTATCGCAATTCTATGCAAAAATTACCACACTGTAGTAATCCACGACCTCCATGGTGGTGGGGGTGGGCCCCTATACATATGTCCCATCAGGCGGCTCTTAACCGCAAGAAACCCGACTGGTATCAGTTTGACGTGGGCACTTGGGTAAATTATGGGTACGTGTGGCCCTCAAAGGTGCCTTTGGCCTTGCGGATCCCCGAGCCAGAACCTGTTAAGGTTTGCGAGCCTTTGTAAACTAAATGATCGCCGCCCGGACCTTGAACCAACGCATCTACCTAGACCTCTTGGCTAGTCGCGCGCCGGTCATCGTGAGTACAGGGCCTGCTGGCACGGGCAAGACCCTGTTGGCGTGTCAGGCGGGTTCCAAGGCTCTCGTGACTGGTAAGGTTGAGAGACTGATTCTGACGCGCCCGGCAGTGAGTGTGGATGAGCAGCATGGATTTTTGCCAGGAAATTTGAACAAGAAAATGGAGCCGTGGACCCGCCCGATGTTTGATGCCCTGTACCGTTACTTCACCGTCAAAAAGGTGAATGAAATGATTTATGATCAGAGGATTGAGGTGTGCCCATTGGCCTATATGCGCGGCCGTACGTTTGACAACGCTTGGATTATCGGTGACGAGATGCAAAACTCCACACCGAGTCAGATGAAGATGTTGATGACTCGGATTGGAGAGGGTTCAAAAATGGTGATCGCAGGTGACGGTCAACAGCACGACCGTGGGTTTGAGGTCAACGGTTTGGCAGACCTTGTGAGTCGTATTGACGCCGAGTCGGAGAGCATCAAGCACTTGGTGTTTACGGAGGATGACGTGGTTCGTGCCGAGGTTATCAAGGAGATTCTTCGGATGTACAAGTAAAAAACGTGTCCTGTCCACCCTAGGTCCATAGACTAGACGGCCAAAACACCCAAAAAACAACCACGTGTCATGGCTCTCACTATCATCAACGAACTTGCGGCCACCTCCGGCCGTCTTGAGAAGGAGGCAATTTTGAAACAAAATTGCGAGAACCTCACTCTCAAGGAGGCTTTCCGGCTTGCGCTTGACCCCAAGGTCAATTTCTATATTAAAAAACTACCCGAGGCGGGTGTAGCGCGGCCGGGTGCGGACGTGTGGTCTCTGAGCGAGGCGCTTGAATCTATCAAGATGCACCTTGCGACGCGCAAAATGCGCGGCAATGAAGCAATCACATACGTCCACCGCCTCCTGACGTGTCTGGAACCGGACGATCGCGAGATTCTCCGGCGAGTTCTGGGTCGCAACCTCAAGTGCGGTGTGAGCGAGGCGACGGTTGAGAAGATCTGGCCAGACCTGAAGCTCAGCTACCCCTGTATGCTGGTCAGCCCCCTGACCGAGAAGACGAAGGTCAAGTTCCCATGCGTGGTCCAGACCAAGATGGACGGTATGCGGTTTAACGCCCGTGTACTTAATAACACTGCGACTTTCTACTCGCGCGCCGGCAAGGAGCTGGCGTTTGAGGGGTTGCCCATAGAGGCTGCGTTCCAGAAGTTGCCAGAGGGCGTCTATGACGGTGAGCTGCTCGTGGCCAACTGTGACCGCAAGACGGGCAACGGAATCCTGACCAAGTTCCAGAAGGGTACGGGCACTCCTGTTGTGGGTCGCGACATTCACGCCAAGGTGTGGGACGTCATCCCTCTGTCCGACTTTGACAAGGGCTCGTGTTCTGTCGGATACATTGAGCGCTTCCGTATCCTCGGTGGGGCACTGAAGGCTGCGCGACCGGATACAATCACCATAGTCCGGACGTGGCTGGACGTATCTGATATGGAAGAGGCTCAGACCATCTACAAAGAGCAGCTGGCCCATGGTGAAGAGGGTGTGATCCTCAAGGACCCCAAGGGGCCGTGGGAGGACAAGCGGGTCAAGCACCAAGTCAAGATGAAGGCTGAGCTCGAGGCCGATCTGCGCGTCACGGGGTTCCTCCCGGGTGCTGGCAAATTTGAGGGCAAAATTGGATCATTGCTAGTAGAGTCGGCCGATGGCAAGGTCAAGTCGGCTGTCGGCACGGGCCTCGATGACGAGGAACGGTCATGCGACCCATCTGAATTCTTGGGCAAGATAGTGGCCGTCAAGTACAACGCGCTTATAGATGACAAGAAGACGGGTCAGAAGTCGCTATTCCTCCCGGTTTTCGTGGAGATCCGTGACGACAAGGGGGTGGCCGACACAATTTAGGAACAAAATA